ATAGTCTGGATAAGGTGTTTCAATTCGTTCCACAAATCCGGCAAGCCCAAGTTGTGCCTCTCGTTTTCTTGAAGCCAATAAATCTTCAAGTTTAAGTCTTGACGGCCGAGTAAAACTTGTAGCAACATTTCTTGGTATAGCAGCAGCAGTTGTAGTACCATACAGTCCAGAACTAATCATTTGCTGCGTCTCTTGCCCTACTAACTGTCCAGCCTGTCTTTCAATATCGGCAAGGCCAGCGGCACGTAAGGATGATTCACTACCTGATATTTGATTAAGTATATTAGAATAAATATTTCGTATTTCTTTTTCTCTGGCAACATTAGCTCGTTTAGCTTCTTTTTCCATTTTTTGATATTGAGAAGCTAACGATTGTTGTTGAACTATTTGTTGGTTATTCTGTTGATTTGCAGCAGCTATTCTACGTTGATGTAAAGATTGTGCTGACTCACCTGGATGTGGTGTAAGAAAAGGAAGTGGCCTTCCAGCTTCATAAGTTCTATAAAACGTATCCGCCATTATAGTTTCCCTGCCTTTCTTGTATCAAACAAAACCTTATTAATTGACCAGCTTTGAGATGCAGTAGAGTTAGCCAGCTTCAATCCCATGTAAGCCCCTCTCATTCTTGGTCTTATTTTATTCTTTCTTCCCGTTCCCGTTAAAGCGGCTGTCTTGAAAGCTGTAGCTCCATCTATAATATCTTCCAATACTGTTTCAGCATCATCTCCCTTAAACAATGAATAAGTGACACCATCTGTATCGGAAAAAGCCCCACTTGATGCTCCACCTGCCAAATCAAACACCATTTCTTTAAGTTTGCCTTCTACATCTTCTTCAGATAACGGTGTAATAGGGTAAGTGACATAGGATGATATGGCCTCATCGGTAGCTCCAATGTCATCGTCTTTGGCCGTATTTAGAAACTTGCGAATATATCCATCTCTGCTGCCAATCAGCAAATCGGCATAATCAGGATCATTGGCATCGTAATATAAAAGAGAATATGCTGACGCTTCCTCTGGATAAGTCTCAGGGAAGAATCCTCTTGTTTTGAAGCTGTAGAAATAGTTGGAATTGACACCAGTTGCCAATACAGTTATACATATAACAATGCCATGACGTTTCTTATCATATCCCATTGTAATACGGTGTGTAGATGGGTCTGCCGCTTCGTCATCTATCAAGTCAGGCAATAGTGTTTCAGTCAAATTGGTAATGCCGGAGAAGTTCGCTTCTATTTTATATATTCCACCAGTTCCCCAAAAGTATAAGTTTCTGTCATCATCAAAACACCAACTGTTAGAACCATACATTCCTGTAGTGTCTGAAAGATTATCAAGCGAACCACCAGATACAGGGTCTCCACGTAATATCCATAGAGTAGAAGCACAGCCGAATATTAAGTAGTCATCATGGAAAGAAATTAAGGAACGAATAATATCTGGACATTGACCGGCATCAGCGTTATTACCTGCTACAGCACTCATTGGGTCATCAGCACCGTATAAGAAATCAAACGGCTTGGCAACTCTACTCATGTACCATTGATTAGCATATTCTGGATTTCCAGCCAACACTAATCGTCCACGATAAACGGCAACAAGATAGGCTTTATTAGGCATAGTACCATAGGTAGTTGTATCGTTTCCAAATACAGTCCAGCTATACCAATGTGGGGCAGCGGTCTCAGCACCAGATGTAGTGAATGATTGACCACCATTACCCGTTACGGCCTCAGTGGTAAACGTAGCAGATGTAGTTCTATAGCCATAAATAGTTGATGCCGCATCATCGGTAACACCAGTAACATAGTCAACTATCATTTTAGCACCACTTGTACCTCCAGTTAGAATAGTCCCAGAAGTACACGCTGTAGCGCCAGCGTCATTAGTAGCTATTTTGGTGTTAATAAAATCTGCCACTTTAAGATTAGCGCCATTGGCTATAAATACTTTCTGAAAGGCGGCAGCCATAGTTAATTGGTCAGCAGTATCTATGTCGCCAACTGAATCCGTCAATACAACCATATCACTGTCAGCCATTTATATATCCTCATAATAAATCGAGTCATTACCAGCTATTACTAATCGCCTTGCATTTTCAAAACTTGTTGTCTGCCAATCTGGAGATATAATTATATTTGGTGAAGAACCGACTCCAGCAGCCCCAACTATACTGCTTACTCCATTAATAGTTCCTGATATATCCACTATAGTATCTACAGTTAAAGCACCAGACACAGAACTTGAACCTGCTATAGTGCCCGAAACATCTTCATAAGTAACATCGTCTCCATATACCTCAAAGCCGCCATCCCAAGTTGCTACCGAATCCCACGTGTCATCAGCATCTACATCATTACAAAAATTACCATTGGCATATACATCTGTATTTTCAGCCAACCAAATTACATCGTGACTGGAATCTCCAGTGCAAACACATACAATGGCATAACGAGTACCTGATGTAAGTATAGCACCAGTAAAATCAAATGTATACCAACCTGTTACACTATGAGTAATATCACTTAAATCTATTGTAGCTTCTAAATTGGTTAAATTAGAACCAGTTGGTATATATCCGTTTTCATCTGTAGTAGTCGCTCTTATTGATACTGTAACTGTAATACCAGTTGGGTCTTCATTATCCCGTGTCATGTATAGTCTAACAGAATCACACGTGTAGCTTGATGACGCTTGAAATACTTGAGCACGAGATATGCCAGTATTAACTGGAGCACTACTTGTAAGCACTCCCTCTGTATTGTAATAGTCTTTAAGTGTAGCCATTAAGATAAAGTAATATCTAATTCACCAGCAGCAAAGCGAGCTATTTGATTTGTACTAATTGCTTGAGAACTATCTAAATCACCATGAGCTAACATATTTCCACCGCTTGAAGCATCATATAAAGCAAAGTGAGTTATAGTGCCCCACGAGCCGGTGGCTGTAGGAAATGAAATAGCGGCAGCATTAGATGTAGCTCCACTTGAAGCGGCGTTCCAATCACTACCTGATGTAGTTACTCTTGCATAACCATTACCGGAAGGTTCTGCTATTCCACTACCATCATCAGTTGGGTCTGCTGTTGACAGTGCCACGTAAGCTGTAGGTTTTGTAAATGAAGTCTTTCCTGTAATGTGGTCTAATATTTTATTTTCGGCATAATCACCAAATGAACCAGCCATTTCTAAATATCCTCATAATATATGCTGTTTTTAGTTGCAGCAACTAATCTTCTATTTGTGTTAATAAAGTTAGGCAAATAGCCAGTAAGTTTCTCCCAATCTACATTCTCTACGCCAGTTCCAGGTGGGTCTCCATAACCATCAAATTCTCCTGTTTCAGAATCATATTGTGGTAATAAACGATAGTAATAACCACCAGTAGAATACCAAAACGTCTGAGCAGGCGGGTCTAATCTTATAGTTGTAAAAGACCACTCATCTCCTGTTGTAATGCCAGCTTCATTAACCTCATCTATTCTCCAATATCTTGTAACAACATATTCAAACGGAGAACCATTTGTTACTCCAGTGATGGTATAAGATGTTCCGGCCTGTTCTTCTGAAACTAAAGTTAAACTACCCGATTCAGTTCCATAATAAACATTATGTGAAAGTGCCCCATCGCCTGCCGTCCAAGATATAGTAGCTTGGTCTAAAGTAACGTCTGTAGCAGTATCAGATGGAGATGGATTTGTTGCCTTGTCCGCTACACCGCCTGTGGCTTGAATACTAACGGTAACAGTTCCAGGTGTAGTGGCTGGGAATTTTCCTAACTTTAATACTACACTTGATATTGTATATGTAGATGATGCTACAAATGTTTGAGCATCCCAATCTGTATCAGTAATGTCATAGCCCCAATTAGTTTCTTCCGCAAAGGTGTTTGTATCCTTCTCTGCTTCTTCGGCTTTGGTCTTAAACCACATATCAAAAGTACCATCGTCAGACCAAGAAGAACCAGAATCATCACTATATTTGGCTATGCCATTAGCATATACATTATCTTTTTGTATCCAGTCAAGGTCTCCAGCTTCCGCACGAATTACAATAGCATACTCACTTCCAGATGTAAGCTCATAAGGAGTGTCGAAAGTAATTTCTCTTTCTTCCCATGAAGATGTATAATCTGGAATGGTATTGCCGTTAGTAGTGCCAGAACATAAATCAACTCCACTTGGGTCTGCCATTACGCCACCGCACTTACAAACACCATTGCAACTATAGGTTGTTCTACGTCACCTATCTGGTCATCAGACCATTTATCCAAACCAGGACGTTGGCCTAAACGAATACGCCTTTCAAATGTGTCAACTGGACGTACATTATTCATATAGCCAGACGTAGCTGGAGATTCTTTATCAACTGGAACACCTTTANNNATTCCCTGAATCGGAGGAGGAAGCTCAATCATTTTTTTCTACTCCTTNTATAACGAGCAGAAGGTTTATCTTTTTCCCAATTCACACCTGCTTTGGAAAGTTGAGATTCTACTGTAGGTTTTTTGATGCCTCTGAAATAAACACTCTCCATGCTTTTCTTAGGTTTCTTTTTAAGATCAGTGCGCCAATGCTTAAACGGTATGGGCTTCTTGCCCTTTTTTAATTCTTCTTTGGCATATTTTTGCCAGCTTTTGTGTCTTTCAATATAGCTATTTGCCATTATTCACTCCTATCCCTTAAAGTAAAGAATATCAATAACGTCACCATTGGTAGCACTATAGAAGTACAATTTTGATACATCATCAATAGGCAGCCAGGGAACTCCCATTAGACTTGCTTCGCCTATTTCTATACCAACAGTAGCGCTCGCTGCCGCACCAATATTCATTCGTACAGGGCCGGTATTAGTGGTAGGACATGACACATAACAACCTGCACACGGAAGAGATGTTCCGTCATTACCTTGACCTACGGTTGCAGCAATAGTAACTCGGACTGATCCACCACCACCTCTAATTCTTGCATGAGCACCAGTATAACCATTACCCATTATAAACCTCCAATCTTATGTGGCTTCATTACTAAGCTCAACCCAACCAAGAGTTGAACCCATCCAGACTAAATCTGAATAACCACCAGCAGCGGTCATTTGGGTAGCATCATCGCCTGTGGTGGTAGAGACATTCACAGTGGCAGAACCACCGAGAACTTCAAGTATAACCAAACATCTTTGACCATAGTAAACACCATCGGGCAAAGTAATAGTCATACTGGACTCGGAAGTAGTATCAACTGTAATTATGCGGTCGATAACAAAATCATCTGCCGCGCGGCCTGTTTTGGCCGTATAAGTGGTGACGCTTGCTGATGTGATCAGGGCTTTCTTTCTCTGTACTTGGCCAAAGTCATCGCGGGCTTGAAAATTTTCAGCAGCCATTTAGTTTTCCTTTCATTTACGTTAATTCTGTACTATATACGGTTAGTGTAGCACGATCACTTCGTGCCATTCTTTGTGCATTTTTACTGTCATACAAATTACCAATGACAGCGTTATCACTATCTTTCTTTGAATCAATTACTATGAGGTCTTGTGTGAGTTTTTGTGCCAATTGAGTATGTATGCCTATCTCATCGTCCTCTTGTGTCTCGGCTACGGCAAGGCAGTTTTCCAGTATAGCCTCAGTTGCCTTTACACCGCCTGGTAAAAAGTCAGTTGCCGCTGATGCTTTAGTCGGGTCTGACTTATAATAGAACTGTATTCGATATGTG